GACTAATCAAAATATATAGTAGTTAAGTTCTTTTTAAAGGCTTAATTACTACGAAGGTGCTTATTTTTAAGTAATCACTTGTTTGATGGTTAGAGACTATCTTTTTCTTCTTCGTGCGTGTGAAAACGCACACTGCCTGTGTGGCTTGAGCAATTGTGTCGCTTCTATACTTAGATGCAATTGTTATAGCCTCGAGTCTGACTACTCGAATTTACAAATGCGAGCAATGTCTGTGTACGCGCCCTCCTTCAAGAGGAAGGGAAATGGAATGGATATCGTAGTAACCTGCGTATTCCAAACTTTGCCGGGAAAGCCGGTGCGGCTCAGATCGCGCTTGACGATAATCGATAAAGTAGAGTTAGATATGTATAATAAAGTACAGAAAGCATAGAGCTAGGGAAAGACCCTAGGTGCTTCGCAAATCTCGCTGGGGAAAGAAAGCCAGCTGTACTTGGTCATGCTCAACCCGAAAGGGGATCTGGAGGAATGTCACTTGATGACGCTACGCCATATTATATGTTGCGCTCGGAATTGAAAATTATGCAGCGCTGACGCGTGGGTGAAGACCCTCAAAACACACTAGTAGGAATAAGCCGACAGTCCTACGCCTGAGTATCGACGGTGCGAGCTATCGCAGCTCAATCTTATGTGATATTGTGGGTCCCGAGAGGGAAATTGCGGGTTTGTTTCATTATGTCGGAACTTATCAACAAAAACAATGGAGTAGTGGTAGGAAAGTCCACGGGTGTTAGCCGTGGCTTGGTCTGGGATGAGGAAATCAGACCAAATCCCAACCGCGGAATGGTTGGTCCGGTGTCTAATAAGAATTGGATGCCACCCTGTGTGCCAAAAACCTCAAGCCGAGTACCATTGGGCTTGAGGGTTGTTCGAACTGACAATTTACAGCCGTCAGTTCAAACCTTGAAGCGCGAGAAGATATTTGTCTCGTGCGACGAAGATTATTGTGTTAATTATGATGATGACGAGGAAGAGATCATAGAGCCTGTTAGGCCCCAGATGTTTTCTACGCTCGTAGGCACACCATCAGTTAAGGTAGACGAATCTACCTTAAACGCAGTAAAGGATATTGCATCAAACATTAGGGTCAATCCTGGCCCTATTAAGATAGATGATGCCCAATTTGCTGATCTTAAGCAAATATTAGAGAAGGGCGTGGATATCAACTTAACCACATGTTTAGACAAGTTAGTGGGTAGCTCGAGTGCTTCCGTTGACTGGTCGAACCTAATGCCTTCTCAGCTAGAGAACATAGCGTCCCTTTTCTCTATAACTGATGATCTGAGTGGTGTAGTTAAAGCCATTCTTATTATAGTGGGGATTTCTATGTTGAAGGGAAAAACCGACGGAACTATCCAAAAAGGTCTCTTAACGTTTGCCCAAATAGGGGTGGTCTACTATGTTTTTAAGCTACCGTCATTACAAGTCGCGTTTGACAAGCTTGTAGGTTCTCTTGCAGACCTTATTGACACGAACAAGACGAAGACAGTAACTCAAGCGTTGTCAACCAGTGACGTGTTGACATCCATTGGTGCCTGCATATTTACTTATCTTATGGGAAAGACGGCGTCCAATTCTACCAGTTTGGATACATTTTTAATTGGTATGGACAATGTCAAAAGAAAGATGAATGGGGCTGAGTTTTGTTTGAAAACGGTGTCGGAGTACATAGTCAAAGTGTTCGAGTACATTGTTGGTACCCCTGACTCTGGAATAAATGCGCGAATATTGGATGGAGATCCGACATTGCGCATGATTCGAGACGAGATTGACGCAGCTTTTGCGTTAATGTCAGGAGACGGTGTTTCCGGTCAGGCTATGAAACATATGTCTGACATTCACAAGAAACTTAAGGATTTTCAAACAGTGTACTTGAGGCCAGACTGCAAGTTAGCAAATAAGCACGATATGCTGAAAGTTATCGAAGCGCTACTGAAGCAGGTCTCACCATTGGCTTCCATGTACGACGCCTCTGGACTGTCTAATGCCGATTGTGCGTTTAGACCGGTGGCTGTGTATTTGTATGGAGCTTCTAGAATAGGAAAGTCCAGAGTAATGCCCGAGATTATTGATGCCATGTTGTGCCATATTCACAAAGACAGCCCCAAAGATTTGATTCGAGTTCTTACGAATAAGCAGGCTTTTGTTAAATGGTTGAAGATTGATGCCAAGTACTTAAACTTATCGTCTTGTCCAACTGTTTTGGCGATGGATGATTACAAAATTGGAAGAGTGGTCCCGGGTCAAGCACTATCAGAAACCGAGTCTTTAATTTTTCAATTGGGATCCAATAGGACAGTGGAAGTTGATGGAGCGTTTGTCAAGGAAACAAAGGTGAACGCTAAGTTCGTCATCTTAGGCACCAACTCTTTTGGGCCCACCCTTGTCAACCAACTTAAGGCCTCCTATAATGTTATTCAAGCTCCTTTGAATCGTCTGAAAGAAGGGTCGTATCTGACCTGGGTCACTGATGAATTTGCAGAAGCTGAAGACATAAATGTGCCCAAGAGATTTCGGGGACTGGATAAATCCAAAGTGTCTACGGAACACGACAGAACATTCAAGCATCTCCGATTTACCAAGTTTGATCCTGAGACTGAAGAAACATCAGGACCGGACTTCACATTGGAGGAGTTTATTCAGGAGCAGATTAGAATCTACAACGCTCACACGTTTGAGCACGTGGACTTGTCTAGAAAATACTACGACGCCATGGTCGAGAGAATTAAAGCTCTTCACCCTGACATCGAGATACCAGAGTATGTTGCACCTGATGCTCGAGGAGATGAACTTCGCGCCAAATTTAATTTAACGGTCGACGCTCAGGAGTCCATTCTCACGAAGTTCAGTGAATATTTGGAATCTGCTAAGACTTATGTTTTTGGTGAATCAAATGAATACTTAGAGCCAAAACCGGACAACATCCAGGCAGGAATCAAGTATGTTTTACTGTCTGGGAAGTACTATGTTAGGGACAGCTACGCTGCACTGGAAGCGTGGTTCTCCAATAAATACATAACCACTACCTTGCACCTAATTAAAGAGGTATTCATGGACTGTGCTCGTGAGTTTGGGTCATTGATATATGGTTACAGATATCAGATAACCGCTGTCTTGGGGTTATTAGGAGCTTGGAAGCTTGGTCTTGTCTTGTACGACAGTCTTTTTCCAATGTCGCTGGCAATCCAGAGTGGAACCGTTGTTACCTCTGCGTCAGCTAAGGCTGTCAGAGAAAAGATGCGAGCCATTGGTGTTAAAGTAGCTGCAGAGGCAGCTAAAGTGGCTCAGGCTAAGTATGCTACGGTTACTCAAGGGTCGACTATGGACAACACCACAATAGATATAATGAAGTCCTGCCTAGATAACATTGCAGAAATCAATATGGTTTCTGAGGACGTCGTTGTCAAAATGGCGTATTGTGTTCACTCTGGTAGACTTGTTTTTATGCCACGGCATTACGCTGATAAAATTGCAGCTTTCTTTGAGACTAATCCCAGAGGGTTTGCAGAACTCAGATATGCCAACGGTAGATGTCTTCGCCTTGGTTCGGACGATTTTCAGTTTGACCAAGTGGTATGCGGTACATCTAACAACGCGGAAGACGATATTATGTCTATTTTCACCAAGGATGTTGTTAAGAGCGATTTGAGTCATAGACTCATGACCAACAGAGAGTTCTTAAAATTATCCATGAGTGCATTTGACGTTTTATACGGTAGCTCGTACCACGATGGAAAGACTACATCCTTCAGAAACCTATTAGTGTGCAGGGCTGCTGTACAGCACAACAGAGTGTGTGATGAGGATGAAGGTGGAGAGTTTTCCTGCTCCAATGCAGTAGTAACTAGTAAGGTGGTAGCTGCGTTTGGTGAGTGTGGTAGTTTGTATGCCGCGTCGTCTAAAATACTAGGATTTCACGTGGCTGGCAACAACCGGGAATCGTTGTGCCTTCATTTTTCCAAGGAGGATTACGATGCCCATGTCCGTGCACATATTGATTTGGGACATAAAATCATTTATGAGAAGAAGCCCCTAATGCGTCCTGTTGATGAAGTAGAAATTGATGGAACCAAAACTCAATGTGCTGTCGGAGTATTAGATGCCAGGTTAGTCCAAATTAAGCCGCGAACAATGAAATCTCCTTTTCACGACCCGGTTATGATGAGTGACATGCCTCCCAAGTATGAATATTGCCCGATGGGCGTGTCCATAAGTGATACCCAAAAAGCCATGCTCGGCAGACCCCTTATCAAAGAGGTGGTAAACAAGAGCAGGTTGTCGTTGGTGGTCGCTGCAAGAAAGCGGGAGATGGCAAAGCATGTATCCGTCTTGGCAGACGAATGCCCACTCGGCTTAATGACGATAAAGGAGGCTATAGATGGAAACGATAGAATTCCACCCATGTCTAGGTCAACTAGCATGGGGATAATGGGATCCATGTCGAAGCCATGGTTTAACCTTCCAAACGGTATAACCAAGCTTCAGTACTTTGGCGAAACCGGGAAAGTTGAAGAATCCAAATATTGGCGTGATATTCAGGATAGAGTGAATCGCATTTTGGACCAGTTTAGACAAGGGATTATTGACTACAGTAACAAAGAACTGTTCGTTATGGCTATGCCCAAAGACGAACATAGGAAAGTGGGCAAAAACACTAGATGTGTATACGCTTACTCACCAATACTGAACATAATAGTCCGCATGTATTATGGCAACTCCGTTTATTTTCATAGAGTGTTAGGGTTTAAAACCAACATAATATATGCCAACCCATATGAGGAGGGACCCAAGTTGTATAGCCACTTGACAGGTACAGGTCAATCGTCTGACGTTAAGATAGCCACGGATTTAGACTTTGCCATGTGGGATATACTACTTAATTCCACCTTCTATCGTGAGGGCTTAGAGCTTGTCCATTGGAATAATGGCCTCTCAGATGAGGATTCTTTGGTTGCCGAATGCATCCGTCAGGTAATAGTTAGCCCATACGTCTTATTCCCTAAGTCACCTACCGAAGCATATGTCGTGCCGTTTGAGGCGGGATTGGCTTCAGGCTCAGAGGTAACTAGTATAGGAAATGGCGCTACAAATGACTTGCTAATAGCATATAGTGCTACGTGTATTGGTAAATCACACTTAGACGAAGTGGAACTATCTGATCTGGATAACATTAACCAACTTGCCGTCGCCGTTCATGGAGACGATTGTGTAATGGTCCCGAGCGATGAGTTACTGCGCAAAGGGTTTTCATATACAACGATTGCCCGTGCCTGCTTAGAATTGGGAATGAAACCACAGCCTATATCTAAGGACGGAGTCATTAAGGAATTTAAGCTTTTGTGCGACAGCCCTGCAGTATATCGCGGAGGCATAATAGACCCTGAATTGGTTAGCAATGAACCGGTCGAATTCTTGTGTAGGACATTTTATTTGTCCCAATCTGGCATAGTGATGGCTAATAAGCACGAGACTAATGTCAAGCAACTGTTATATGATTCCCAGCAATTTAGGAGTCTTACCGACCCCGAGAAAATAGCTCGATGGAACCAATTTTTCGTAGAGGTTGCTATGAGAGGTAGGAGCTATTATAATAAGTTTCAGAGATTGATGGTACCGATTCTCTTGAAACAAGGACTCGCGCCTGAGTGCGCTGAGTCGTACGACGTGTGCAAGCTACACACTGCACGCGTTGTCGAAAACCTATTTTGGGTATAGGTTTTCACATTTTTGTTGACAATTTTGACATTTTTGAACATATGCGCATCCCTAAGGGGATTGAATTTTTGATATAATATGGAGAATAATAATAAAATAAACATTGCAACACCCACAGAGTCTAGTGAGACTACTGTGTTTATGGACGACGCTAAAGTAATAGACGTCGTTACGAAAAGTGATTACGAAGATCATATTACAGTTCGAGATACGGGAATCCCAGCTTTTATGGCACGCCCTCAACTTATATCCACTTCCACTTGGACTACTTCTTCAGCTGCTAACACAGTATTGACATCGTTTTCTATTGCCAGCGCTATGGAATCATCTACCGTTTGGAAAAAGAAGCTAGATTGCTTTAACTTGGTTAGAGGAAAGGCCTGTATTCGCGTTCAAATGAACGCCAACCCTTTCCAATCCGGACGGTTATTGATCCATTATATTCCTTGCGCTAGGGAATTAGCAGCCACTGGCACTTCTATTGCCGGCCTCTGGAATTCAAATTTAGCTACCAAGTCTACCCAGTTAGGATTTGAACTCGACGCTCGTGCCACAGCTGGCGTTCTTAAGGTTCCGTATGTGGGACCTAACCATTTTTATGATAGAACAAACGTTGGATATGACTGGGGAACTGTATACATATCGGTCATGTCGCCCTTGTCTACTGGGGCTGCTGGAGAACTTTCAGTCGATTACAGCATATTTATGTGGTTTGAAGATTTCGAATTGGCTGCCCCTATGTACCCCCAATCATCTGCTATGCCAGGTAAGAAAGGCACCAGATCTAAGATGAGAGCTGTTAGTGCTATAGAGCGAGAAAAAGAGGCTAAATCTATGACACCATTGGCCGATGCTCTATCTGTCGCTGGTAAAGCGGCTGACACCCTAGGAGCCATTCCCATGCTTGCCCCTTTTACTGGACCAGCGTCTTGGGCCCTTAAGGTAGCTTCCGGCGCTGCTTCCTATTTTGGGTGGTCTAAACCAGAGGTAATTACAACATATGGCCTTATGTTGAGTCAAACTAATAGGTATTCAGCGTGTAGTGATGGACAGTCACCTGCTTATCCGTTAGCCTTGACTGCCGGAAATCATGTCAAACTAACTGATTGTTGTAGTGCTAGAGGTGAAGACGAAATGAGTTTTGACTATCTTAAGCGCGTTCCCTCTATGGTGGCGTCTTTTGATTGGAGCTCAGCAGTTACTACCGGAGCTGTCATTTATTCAGCACCTATTTCACCGTCTAAATTGTGCTACCTGGGTACTACCACGTCGTCGGGAATCGCTTATTACCATCAGTCAGGCCCACCGATCAACTATTTGTCGTATAACTTTACTTATTGGAGGGGCAGTATCAAGGTTAGAATGTCATTTGTCAAGACAATTTTTCACAGTGGTAGATTGCTTGTTACCTTTCATCCAGTTGTTAATTGCCCTTCTGGCGTTACGTATTCTGCTGCAGATACTACGGCGATGTTGAGAATGATAGTAGACATTAGGGATGCAGATGAGTTGGAGTTCGACATTCCGTTTTATGCCCCATCTAATTATTTGCTTACTGATGAACATTCGGGCATTTTACAAGTTCAGGTACTTACTGATCTACGCGTCCCAGAGACCGCTTCACCAGTCGTTTCTGTATTAGTGTCTTACTCGGGAGGTGATGACTTTGAATTGGCTCTTCCTAAAGCCTCTACTTCACCTGGACCCTTTAAAACTCAGTCTGCTATGATAGGGGGTGATCCGTCACCTTCATTTACAACGGAGCCGTCAGAGCAGTCGCAGGGAGAAGTGTTTACATCCTTAAGACAAATTCTGAAACGTGTAAATAAGGTGAATTCAGATTCGTTTCCCACTACGTCTACTACTGCGTCTGATGCGTATTACTATTGGCCATGGCACTCTAGTGTTTATGCACCAGGGACCACGGTTGACGCCGTATCATGGGCTTTAAACGGTGACGCCTACTCGATAGTTTCCCCTCTTTACGCTTTTTATCGTGGGGGTATGGACGTCAGACTCACCAATGGCTCTGTTACTGCCGAAACCGCTATGTGTATAACTGATATACCGGCTGGGACAGGATTAGCTGTAGGTAAGTTTACCGGCGACTTTTCTGAGAGAATTACGGGGAATTTGAAGGGTGGATCAACTGCCGGCCTCCATTTTGGGTTTAATGGAAGGTCAGACTTAGTCGCCACAACTGCAAGTAGTATGTGGGTTATTCCATACTCTGCACGGACTCATTGTTCCCTAAATAGTCAAAGCACTGATGGCATTAGTACTTCGCTTATAAACCCTATTCCTGGCACTGGTTCTTCGACTGGCATTGATCGGTCGCAGCCACGAACTGTTCTTGTGCGTAAGAACTTTTCTAACGAAACGTGTCTCGTGTCAAGATCCATCGGAGAGGATTTTCAGTTCTCATTTTTCATAGGAACTGTACCGCGCTTAGTGACTAGCGTCGGCCCTTGATAATCTCGTTTAGATTTTTG